ACTGGATCCAGTTGTAGGATATAATTACAAAATACATTACAGCATGTACTGACTATAATAATATTTCAAAACAAAATTGAGTTATAATGCTGGGGGGGTTCTAATCCCTCCATCCACATTATTTATAGACCCAAATATTATTATTTATATTGTCAGCGAGTTTACCAGACTCTCATTCTTAAAAGAATGATTAGTTGAAACGATCGGTTTTACACCAGTTTGTTTTTGATGCCATATCTTGTGCCAATTTAAAACTTTATAATCTGCACTTTTAGATATGAAATTGAAACCTCTCTTCCAGATATCAGCATTGTGATATAATTTCTTAGCACCAATCCTTGCAGATTGACGAACGAAGTTATCTGAGATTTCAACAAAGAATTCTTGAATGGGAGAACTCCTCCAAACTTTCTCAATTAGATGATTGTAAACTACTGTATTCTCATATTCAAAGTTATACTCTTCAAGGCTTTCACCTTCAAGATTTTGAAATGGATGAATATCAGGTATATCAAAACGTTTACAAAGTCCCTGCAAACATCTCTCAATGATTGAGTTAATTAAACATGTCTTCTCTAAACAAATAGACTTTGGTTTGAGTTTATCATAACTTTGATAAATCCAAGAACAAATCTGTCTCTGTTCAACAGAAATTAATTTCTCTGGCTGATAACCAGGGGACATGCCTAATCCACCTAACCAAAAAGGTATATAATAGGGGATTCCATTAAGGTGTGGAGATAAGAGATATTTATTGTGATAATTCTTAAAAAGGAAGTCTAGTTCATTAAAGAAAGGTTCAAAACCTCTAATCAACTCACTATGACACCATCCGATTCTAGAAACGGCTTCTATTAGTTCTCTCTTTTCATTTTCCATAACAGTGTTCTCATTCGATTGAGATCTTACTATTCCTTTCATTAGTCCAAAGTTCACAAATGGAACTTCTTTAAATCTTGGATTAAGTATAAGACCATCCTCATATTCAACAGCATCTACTAAAAAGGTTCTAGAATTCATTTCTACGAACTTTCTCGAGGTAAACGTCTTACCGATTGAATTGAACAATCCCACCATTGCCGAGCAACCTGTCCAATGATCGAAGTTACTTATTGGAAAACAGCAGTCATCTCCATTTATTAACCCAGGAAACCTGGTTATATGTATTGACTGGCCTTGATCTAATTCAAGGGCTTTTCTACAGACTGCGAAGTTTACTATACACAGTATAGTGAATGATAGGATCTTACCCATAGGCTGAGCTTCTCTTTGAATGCCCTGCGTTATGAGTGTTTTCTTAGTTTTACCTAAACCTATAACTTCTTTGACTTCTACGATACAATCACATAAGGATCGAACGGCAACCATTTTATACAACTCACTACAACCTAAAAGATCACAGACAGTTTCCACTGCAATCCTAGTATAGTGTGAAATCATATTATTAGTCGCGTTATCATAATCACCACTTACAAACACCTGATCAGGAAGCAGCATTCTAAATGCTCTTTCTAGGTGACCAGAGTTAAGCGGTTGACCCGTTACTGCGAAAACATCAAAATCTAATAATCTTTTTGCGAGAAACTTTTGGAGTGGTTTTAGTAGCCACGTTTCTAATGCGCATGGAGTTGTAATCCCCCTAACCTTCAATGCTTCTTTAAGAGCGACAGCCCTTATCAAGGAAGGATCATCTAAACAAATCTTACATAATGAATCAATATCAAGATCAGTCCCTATATTCAAGGGGTTGATATCAATTTCTAAGTATTTGATAGATTGAACATCACCGAACTTCTCAACAGCTTTATCTGAACATACAGTATCGAATGGCCTATTCACAATAGGGTCATCAAATTCAGTAGGATTAAAATGCTTAATTGGTTGAGGGTTATATGCAAGACCGTACTTGGCATATACTTCGTACTCCTTATCAACTGGGAGTGACGGTACTTGTTCCTTGACCACCTTTACGTGGCCTCCTTTAAATAATGGATTCTCTGTGCAGCTAGAAAAACTAGGACAATGAGTATACTCAGGTATAAACAGTGCATCACCAATCACTTCCGTGACTGATCTTATCACCTCACTTGTCATATCATCTACATCAATATTTCTGTAGACTGGTTTTTCTTTTGGTGTAGTGAAAAGTAAGAACGTCTCATAGCAATTAACCAGACAGTCAC